CCATTGTCTTATATTAATAGACGAGCCTTGCGGTTCGTGATTTATCTATTGGCTTGAACGGGTTATCAAGGTGATAGTTGCAGGCATAGCACAGCACGTCCACGTACTCATCGTGAGGCTTGGCCGGGAAGCCGCACACCTCGTCAATGAAGTCTTCATTCCACGCGCCCTCGACAAGCACCACGCGCCCACCCTCCACCGAGGGTGATGCAGCGTTGAGGCGTGTTTCCTTGCTATCCGAGGGTGACGGCGTGGCCACCACGTTGAGCCGCGACACCTCACGAAGCTGGTCAATGACCGATAGGCCGTTAGCCTTTGGCTCTATGCGTATTGATGAGGCTTGCGTGTAGCCTTGCTCACGCACATACTGCGGGATGAAGCGCAGCAGGTCGGGGAACTTCATGTTAACCTTGCGGGCATTTGTAATGAACACCTCGTTGCCAATCTTGCAAGTGGCGATGATGCCGCTCGGGTCGTTGACTGTCTTGTCGGTGTACGCTGTATCGAGGAAGAACACGATGGGTTCGCTGCGGCGCATATTGCTGAACTGCGCTGCCGTGATCGTGCGGAACCACTCGCGCTTGACGATGTTGCCGCCCTCAATGGTCGGTCGCTGCTGGTACAATGCGGCAAACACGCGCGGTGCGCGCTGCTGGGCAGCAACAAGCCGCGTGATGGAGTGCTTGCTCTCCCATAGTGCCTCGCCCACCTTGCGCGGGTCGAGTAGGTTGCCGTCGTCGGTGCTTTCGCGGATGGCAGGTATTGAGAGTACTTCCCACCTCTCTGCTTCGCGCTGAAGTATTCGCCCGGCAAGGTCGTCCTCGTGCCACCGCGTCATGATGAATAGTTGTCGAGAGTTGTTGTGTAAGCGTGTTAGTAATACGGAGGTGTACCATTCCCATATACGTTCCCTATAAGTCGCTGAGTATGCTTCTAACGCGTCTTTCACCGGGTCATCGATGATGGCTATATCCACAGGTGTACCCGTGAGTGAGCCACCCACGCCCACCGACTTGTAGAATCCCCGGTGACCAACTACCTCAAACTGGTCGACGTTGCGCAGATAGCCGCGTGTTGCCGTTCGTGTCTGCGACCCGTTGAGGATGGTATTGGGGAATATAGCGTTGTAGTCCTCGGAGTCTATGGTGCGTTGGATTGAGCGGCTGAACTGCTGCGCAAGGTCGGCTGAGTATGAGCAGCCCACTATCTTGAGGTCTGGGTCTTTGCCGAGCGCCCATGCCGGGAACTGGCGACTGATGATCTCACTCTTGCCGTGCTGCGGCGGCAGGAACACCATCAGATTCTTGATACGCCCCTCATAGAGTGCCTGGCAGCGGTCGGCAATCTCAGCGTGGAACCATTGGCGGTCATAGGTGGGGTTGATATACGGGATGAACTGACGGAAGTTCTCCACCGCGTCAGCTCTGAGGAGCATCATGCGTAGCTGATACTCGCGCAACAACACTTCCATATCTACCGCCACTGCACTCATACTTCGGTCAGTATCCTCAGTCGTTTCAGTTCTGCCTCTATCTCCTCGCGGTTCATCGTCACACCGATGTTGCCTTGATGGCTGAACTCACGGCGTTCCGGCGCGTAAAGTCCAAGTAGCTTACGGCGCTCAATGAGTAGCTTATGTATCATGTCGAGGTAGCGCGGATCACCGCTTGGGTGCAGTTCCTTCTGCGTCTGCTCCATGGCTATGGTCACCACGCCCTCTTCCTCGCTGCCGCCCTCGCCGTTGGCTGCTGGGACACCTTTCTGCTTGCTTGAGCGCGCCACAGTGTCCTCCTTGGACTTCTCCCACGCTTCCCACGCTTCCTTGATGAGGTCGTCAATGCGCTGCAGTTCCAGTTGCAGGGCATAGTCAAGGTTATCTATGCGGCACTCGCGCCACTCAGCCAGCAGCGTGTTCACGTCCTTGCAGACTGTTGATAGCGAGTATGCCGGTAAGTCTAACCGCGCCATCACCTCGTGCCGTATCTCCGTGTATGAGTAACCGCGCTTGAAAAGCTGCGCCACTATCTCCTGCCGTTGCAGAGCAGCAGCGCGGTGTTTGCGTTTCATTGCTTCGTTTTTATGTGTTGCCATTAGAATGTCGCTCCATTGAATTGGTATATGATGTTCTTGTTATCGTCATAGCCGATAGGCTTCAGCGCGCCATCGAACAACTTGTAGGGCGACTGCCCTGCCTGCGGGTTGTTCCATAGCCAGCGCATATACTCGGCCATTGACATTGCGAAGAACTTGGCTTGCTTCTCACTTGTTTGAGTGTTGAACCCCGTAGCGACACGAAAGTCGAAGCCCCCAACAAGGCTGTTGATATCTTTGCAAATGTCCGTCCAGCGCACCTTGTGGTCGGGAGCGTTCTTGGCTATCTGCAAGGCCTCGCAGAACTGGCCGCGCGAATAGTTCCACGATGGCGGCAAGCCGCAGCACGAGCCGTTGTTGCACAACTCCTTGAAGTGTGCGTCGCTGACATAGAAGCGCATACCCAGTTCCTCACATAGTGCCTTCATCTTGCGGAAGAACGGCTCTTTCACGTGTCGATTGAGCCGCATGTAGCCTTGCGACACGCTATACTTCTTGTAGAACTTGAACAGGTCGAAGCCGCAGAGCGCGTTGAAAGTCGGCTTCTGCTCGCGCAGCGAGTTGCTGCGCTGCTCCAAGCAGAAGAACTCCGTACTCACCGCGTTGGCGCCTCGACTGTGTGCTTCGCGGATCAGGTCGAGGTAGCTTGGTGTTGACACGCCGATTATGAATGGGCGCAATCGCAGGGTAGCACCGCCAGCCCCTGCCTCGGCAATGCGCCTTATTGCCTCCAAGCGTTTCTGCGGCGACGGCACGCTCTTCTCGATGATGCGTGCCTTGTACTCGTCAAGGGTGATGATAGAGAACTTGAAATTCCAGTTCTTCTGTCCCTCAACGAGCGACATATAGCGGTCGTCCTCCGTCCACCACGTTGCCTTGGTGGAGAAGCATAGCGGGTAGTCTATGCTCTTGAAGAACTTCAGCAGCTCAAGCGTCACGCCACGCTGACGCTCGAAGCCGTCGAACTGGTCGGACAGGCCTCCCCACTGCATCACCTTGCGCTGCTTGATGTACTCGGCGAACTGCCCGGCATACTTGTCTGGCTCGGTGAACATCCGCTTGATTTTCTCCGGGTCAACGTTCTTCACCTCTTTCTTGGCGAAGTAGTTACCCTTTCCGTTGCCGTTACCGCGCTGGAACTGCGAGAAGCAGTATATGCAGCCGAATGAGCAGTTCGAGTACGTGTCGAACGTCATCGGCATTGAGCAGTCGGCTATTTCATTTGTCCAGCGTGGGCTTCCGTAGTGTTCCATTATCGTTTGAGTTTTATTTCTTTTCTGTCTTTCCTTTTGTCAATCTCGCATAATTCAGGGTAAGCAGCTAACAATAAATCGGCATACACATCCTGCCCCTCCCAATCTCGATAGCACCCGCCCTTTGTCTTGTGTGCTGCTTGAGGAGCGAAATGGTTGAACCTCACCACACGCTCCCCCTCGCTAATCAGCCGTAGGCTTAATTCGTAATCCTCCTTGATGCGGAATAACGGGTTGAACCGCACACTGATGTCTGTTATGCCCATGCAAGTTCCAGTAAGCAGATTAGTTGTCACTTTTGCATACATTGATTGAGGGTTGTCCATTGGATAAGTTCCCCATACAACTGCGCCACAACTACCCGCTATCGAAAAACATTGCTCAAAAAGAGAGTCTATTTCGGCAGGGTCTTTTGTGCGGTAGAAATTATGGAACTTGAACGCCGTTATATCATCGTCAAGCATAACAGCTCTTGATACGCCGTTTTTCTGTGCCCAATCAAGGAGGGTGTTACGATTATCTCCAACCGAATTTCCTGCACTATATATGACCTGCGCGCGACCGCCGTACAATCTGCTATATGCTGAATAGTCGCTCTCTGTCTGCGTAGCAATAACAATGTCCTCGCGCAAGAACACATCACCAAAGAGCAGGTCAAGAGTGGGTTGCCGCCTACTTCTCTGAAACGATGGTATGAGTATTTTATAATCTTTCATCGCTTAACATTAGCCAATCAATGATTTTATCTGCTATATTTTCGGACGGAACTTTGTCAGTTGGGAATGCCATAACGGGGCAGTATGCTTGCTGATACTTACAGGCCACATTGATACATCTGCGCTGCTTATTCAGGATTGTCGTTTTTACCACTTTATTTTGCTTCTCCTTGCGTTTTGACCGCTCGGCCAACCGCTTACCCAATATGGCGGGTGACGCAACAAGAAGCACGATTAATTGCCTTTCTGCTTGCATTATGGCCGTAGTGGTATTGACACCGAACGTATCAAGGTATGACCCCTCGCAGAAAATTACATCGTGGGTCTTGAGGGCTTCGGCCACTATGCCGCGCAGTGATCGTGTGTTGTTGAGTGAATCCACGCCTCCATAACTTCCGTCAGGGGCGTACTTGCCCGCAAAGCATACGCGAGGGTCGTTGCACAGTGTCAGCAACTCGGAAGTCCCTGCTATGCCGCCGAACTTCCGTTGCAGACAACGCGCTACTGAACTCTTGCCGCTGCCGTTAGTGCCGATGATGAACACACAAGTTTTTTTCATACAAGTGAATAAATGAGGTCGCAGTACTTACTCCCCTTTGCCTCCTCAAGCATGCGCTCGGTGTAGTAGCCGTCCCAGCGCGTACCCTTGTTGAACTTCGCTACGGCGCAGAGGCTCGTTTCAATGGCAAAAGCGTTGTCTCCCGTGTCTTTGCGGGCTTGGTTGAGGAATTTATCAAGCACGGCCTTATCGTTGCTCCTCGTCACCGAGATTGCGCCGAGGGTGTAGTTCTCCTTTGGCTCCCACCCGTACCTCACGTTGTCCACCCAATCGGGCTTGAACACATTGCAGTACACCTCAAGGAACAGGTATGCCGCGTAACGTCCGAAGAAATACCATGACTTGACTTCGTTGTACGCTTCTTGGGTGGCCTTCACCGACTGCAAGCGCTTGTGCTTCTCCTCGGTGAGTTCCTTGAGCAGACGCGGGTAAGCCCCGTTGCAGCGCACATAGCGGCGGTCTGTACGGAACTTTAGTTTTTTCATGTCGCGCTCTCCATCAAGCAGCATAGCAAGTGCGCTGGGGATGTGGTAGGTCATCGTGTAGAAGTATATCAGCCGAAACGAGTCCCACGCTGAGAGGGCATAATACCTACACAGCGAGGCGATCATCCGCTCTTCAACACCTGCATCTCCCCGGCGGTGATATGCTATGTACTCTTGGTAATTCATCATTCAGGGTTGATTATCTCGTCAAGTGTCCACACCACCTTGCTGACATCGGTAACGCCGAGCAGTTCGGCAAGATCTGCTGCCTGCTCTTTCTTGTACACGATGATGATGCGCTCACGGGCGGTCTCGTCAGTACCTTCAATCTTCGGCAGGTCGGCCGGGTCAAGGTCTACGCCCTGCAGTTCGGGTGGCAGAGCGCCGTTGAATGCCTCGTCTTCATCGCCGTTGGTAGTGGCAGTGCCGCCACCTTGAAGCGGTTCAAAGGTGGGTGTGGTGTCCCATACGTCCATGCCCATCTCATTCAGGTGGGCATTGTCCCATTGGTTGGCAAGCTTGTCGTAGTCCCATTGTCCGAACTGCACGTTGTCCTTGATGATGAACTGCTTGCGCTCGTCCTCGCTCAGTTCGGCGGCGTTGATTATATGAACTGTGGGCTTGGCAAGCCAGTTGCCCCAATAGTTGATTAGTACCTCGCGCTCTCCCTCGGTCTTGCGCTGATAGTCAGAAAGTGATGCCAGCCTCTGCGCGAGGCCGTCCGGCGACATCTTGGCGATTTCCTTGAGGGCTTGCAGGCGCATGTTGCCGCCGAGCGCCTTCATCGTGTTATCGACGACGACCGGGCGTATCTCCATCATCTTCGGGAGCACGAGGATGGAGTTGATTAGCTTGCTGAACTTGTCACTCGTGATTGTACGCGGGTTGTCGGCGTTAATCTTGACTTGGGTGATCTTTACTTTTTCGGTATTCATAATGCAAAAATGTTTATATCGTAAACACTGCAAAATTACACAAAATTATTTCGTGTCATAGATTTTCGGCCGTTTTTTTGCTGTTTTTTGCCGATAAATTGCGTTTTTAGGGCAAAATAATAGCCGGGTGAAGGATTTTCCCTCACCCGGATACATCATCTCCCGTGTGCGGATTAACCCACTGAGTTCGTAATCCGTTCCACTACGCGCTCATAGCTGCGCCCCTGCTCACATCGCTGCTGGGCATCTTCAGGGATTTCTCCCAGCCTGCGCGTGAGCATATCGGTGTATGCTATCGCGTTATCAACAAGCTGCTTCTTGGTCATGTGCTGCGCCTCGCGGGTTCGCAGCATGGCGCACAGGATTGTCGTTGCTGCCTCTT